AAAAGAAATAGGTGGTATACCAAACTCAAGTGAAGATATTAAACAAGCTCACGCTGCTGCTATAGAAATGTACGTACAGGGACATATAGGGCACTTAGGTGATGGAAATTATGGAAACATGTATTTTAACAGAACCCTTAATGATTGGGCTAAGTTTGATATAACAAAAAGAACGAAGTATGATGCAACTATTAGTTCTGGTTTAGCTATTATGGCTTGTAATAAACATTTATACAGACCAAATGCTAATGTTGAAAAAAGTAAACTAAATATAAATATTGCTAAATATTCAAATAATGGCAGTATGTCAAGATTAATTAAAAAATAAATATGGCTGGAGTAATTAAAAATACTTTCCCTAGTCAAGTTGTTAGTGATTTAGAAAAACTAACTGGGGAATACGGTTTGGAAGTTGGTGAAGCTATCGAAAACGAATGGTTTAACGAAAGTCATGGTCATTTTGGTAGCAACAGATACACCAACAACATAAACAACTTTCATACATTACGTTTATATGCTAGAGGCGAACAATCAATACAAAAATATAAAGACGAGCTTTCTATAAATGGAGATTTGTCTTATTTAAATTTAGACTGGAAACCAGTACCTATTATACCAAAATTTGTAGATATAGTTGTTAATGGTATAGCAGAAAGAATGTATAGTGTTAAAGCTTACTCTCAAGACAATTATGGCGTTAGTAAAAGAAACAGTTACATGCAAAGCATATTAAAAGATATGCATACTAGAAATTTAGATAAGCTGGTTGAAAAAGAGTTAGGTGTTAAATTAGGTACCGCTCCAATATCTGAATTACCTAGATCAAAAGAAGAGTTAGACTTACACATGCAATTAACATACAAACAGGGTGTAGAAATAGCAGAAGAACAAGCTATAAACATGTTGTTGGAAGGAAATAAGTACGAACTTATTAGAAAGCGTTTGTATTATGATCTAGCAACTATAGGTATAGCAGCGGCTAAAACAGAGTTTAATACTTCGCAGGGCGTAAAAGTAGAATATGTAGATCCAGCTAAACTAGTTTATTCTTATACTGATTCCCCTTATTTTGATGATATATATTATGTTGGTGAGGTGAAAACTATACCTGTTAATGAGTTAAAAAAACAGTTTCCACATTTAACTAATGAAGATTTAAAAGAAATAACAGAGGGCAAAAGCACAAGAACAAGATATTTAAACACCGTTCCTTTAGCAGACGAAGATAATAATAAAGTTCAAGTTTTATATTTTAATTATAAAACATATATGAACAACGTTTACAAGGTAAAAGAAACTGGAACAGGTGGAGAAAAAGCAATAAAAAAAGATGATAGTTTTAACCCACCACAAGACAAGCAATCAAACTTTTCAAAATTAAACAATGTTTATGAGGTTTTATTTGAAGGTGTTAAAATAGTTGGGACCAAACATCTTCTTAAGTGGCAAATGGCAAAAAACATGATGCGTCCTAAAAGTGATTATACTAAAGTAAAAATGAATTATCACATAGTAGCTCCTAGATTATATAATAATAAAATAGAATCTTTAGTAGGCAGAATAACTGGTTTTGCCGATATGATACAGCTTACGCATTTAAAGTTACAGCAGGTTATGTCACGTATGGTTCCTGATGGTATATATTTAGACGCTGATGGTCTTGCTGAAATAGATTTAGGTAATGGCACAAACTACAATCCACAAGAAGCGTTAAATATGTTTTTTCAAACAGGTAGTATAATTGGTAGATCTTTTACAGGTGACGGTGATATGAATCCAGGTAAAATACCTATTCAAGAAATAGCAAGTGGTGATGGTGGTGGTAAAATGCAAAGTTTAATAGGTACATATAATTATTATTTACAAATGATAAGAGATGTAACCGGTTTAAATGAAGCTAGTGATGGAAGTATGCCTGAGAAATACTCTTTAGTTGGAGTACAAAAACTAGCGGCCGCTAATAGTAATACAGCAACTAGACATATATTACAAGCTGGTATGCACCTAACTCAAGAAATAGCAGAAGCTTTATCTCTTAGAATATCTGACATTATAGAATACTCACCTACAAGAGATGCTTTCATACAATCTTTAGGCGCTCACAACGTTGCTACGTTAGAAGAGATGAGTGGATTACATTTATATGATTTTGGAATATTCATAGAATTATCACCAGATGAAGAAGAAAAAGCTATGCTTGAAAACAATATACAAGCTGCTTTAGCTCAGCAAAGCATAGAACTAGAAGATGCTATTGATATTAGAGAAGTTAAAAATTTAAAACTAGCTAATCAATTACTTAAGGTTAGAAGAAAAAGAAAACAAGAACAAGATCAGCAACAGCAAATGATGCTTCAACAATCACAAGCTGAAGCTAATATAAAACAGCAAGAAGCTGCTGCTCAAATAGAGATGCAAAAGAAGCAAACAGATTTTCAAGTACAAGCAGAGTTAGAACAATTAAAATCTCAACTAGATTCACAAAAACTAATGCAAGAATCTCAAGTTAAACAACAGTTGCTTCAACTAGAATATCAACTAAAAATGCAACTAGAAAAAGCTGGAGGCAATAAGGGTGCTAACGATATTCAAAGAGAAATTTTTAAAGAAAATAGAAAAGACCAAAGAACCAAAATACAAGCTTCACAACAGTCTAAAATGATAGAGCAAAGAGATCAAAATCTACCAGCTCGAGACTTTGAAAAGCAAGAAGTTTAAACAATTTTATTAATTATATAATATTTTATTATGGCAAAAACAAATGAAAAGCCAGAAGTGGCTATAGAAGAGCCTAAAGTTGACAACGCTGTTGAAAAACTTAAGGTTAAAAAAACTAAAATAAAAAAATTTGCAAAAAGTAATAATGATGATATTGCTAAAGTAGATTTAAAAAAACCGGTTGAAAAGGTTGAAGAGGTTACTAAAGTAGATTTATCTGCTCCGAAAACAGAAGAGGTTAAAACGCCAGAGCAACCAAAAGAAGAAACACCTTTATTAGAAGAGGTTAAAGAGATAAAACAATCTGTTAAAGCTCCAGAGCCACCAAAAGTAGAACTACCAGAAAATGTTGAAAAACTAATGAGCTTTATGAAAGACACTGGTGGCGACATAAATGACTATGTAAAGCTTAATAGAGATTATGGTGATTTAGATAATGATACTTTATTAAGAGAGTATTATAATAAAACTAAACCACATTTAAGTCACGAAGAAGTACAGTTTTTAATAGAAGATAACTTCTTTTATGATGAGAAAAAAGATAATGAAAAAGAAATAAAAAGAAAAAAACTAGCATTAAAAGAGCAAGTTGCCGATGCTAGACAGCACCTAGACGGCTTAAAGTCTAAATACTACGAAAATATTAAGGCTGGAAGTAAATTAACTGCAGAACAACAGAAGGCTATTGATTTTTTTAGTAGATATAATGAAGAGTCACAAATTGCGGAAAAAGCAACAGAAACGTTTTTAAATAAAACTAATGAAGTTTTTAACGATGAGTTCAAAGGTTTTGAATATAAAGTCGGTGATAAAACGTACAGATTTAACGTTAATGACATTAATAAGGTTAAAGACACTCAAAGCGATATTAATAATTTTGTTGGGAAGTTCCTAAACGAAAGTAATACAATAGAAGATGCTGAGGGTTATCACAAAAGCCTTTTTACTGCTATGAACGCTGATCAAATTGCTAATCACTTTTACAATCAAGGTAAAGCAGATGCTTTAAAAGAAAATACTGCTAACGCTAAAAACATTGACATGGGACCAAGACAATCTCATCAAGAAATTGAGGCTGGTGGAATAAAAGTTAGAGCATTAGACGTTGATTCAACTCCTAAATTTGGATTCAAAAAACGAAAATAAATATTAATTTAAAAATTTTAAAAAATGGCAATTACACCAGGAGGTAGTTTAAATAGTGTTGCGCTTCCACAAAAGCAAACATTATCTACAAACTACATAGATTTTACGGCTCAAGCTACAGCAGGTTGGGCTCAACAATACCTGCCTGACTTAATGGAAAAAGAAGCTGAAGTATTTGGAAACAGATCAATCTCAGGTTTTCTTTCTCAAGTTGGAGCAGAAGAGGCTATGGCCTCAGACCAAGTTATTTGGTCAGAACAAGGTAGATTACACTTATCTTATAATGGAGCAGTAGTTAGTGCAAGTGATTACATTACTATCGGTAACGATATTGATGGACAATCTGCGGGTGCTAACCACGGTATTAGAATTGGTGATACAGTTATAGTATCAAGCGCTTCACAAACTAAAAAATGTTACGTATCTGGAATTGGACAAGCTTCAGGTATCGCAGCATCTAATTTAGATAGAGTATATGTATTACCTTACGTTAGTACAGATGGTACTTTAGGAACTGATTTTGCTAGTAACGACACTGTTGTTGTATTAGTTTACGGTTCTGAGTATGCGAAAGGTAAAAACGGTAGAACTGGAGCTAACTCTCCAAAATTCACTACGTTCACAAACAAACCAATGATATTAAAAGACAAGTATGAGATTTCAGGATCTGATGCTTCTGCTATTGGTTGGGTTGAGATTTCAGGTGAAGATGGACAGAATGGTTACATGTGGTACCTAAAAGCTGAAGGAGATACTAGAACTCGTTTTGCTGATTACTTAGAAATGAGTATGATTGAAGCTGTAAAAGGAGACTCTAACAACGCTATTGATACTGATGCTGATTTTTCTGCTGGAGGTTTCTCTGGTATTCCAGCTTCAGGTGCAGGTGCGGCTGTTGGTTCAGAAGGATTATTCTCTGCTATTGAAACTAGAGGTAATATGACATCTGGAGTTACAGGTGTTAACTGGGCTACTGATTTAGCTGAGTTTGATGCAATACTTGCTGAGTTTGACAAGCAAGGTTCTATTGAAGAAAACATGATGTTTGTAAACAGATCTACGTCTTTAGCTATTGATGACATGCTAGCTGGTATCAACGGTGGTTACGCTGGTGGTGCTTCTTTCGGTGTTTTCAATAACGAAGAAGACATGGCGCTTAACTTAGGATTCTCTGGATTCCGAAGAGGTTCTTATGACTTCTATAAATCAGACTTTAAATACCTTAACGATAAAGGTACAAGAGGTGGTTTATTAGATACTGTTAACGCTATCAGAGGGGTTATTATCCCAGCGGGTGTTACTTCAGTTTACGATCAAAGTTTAGGTAAAAACCTTAAGAGACCATTCTTACATGTTCGTTACAGATCTTCACAGACTGACGATAGAAGAATGAAAACTTGGGTTACTGGTTCCGTTGGAGCTGTTACATCTGACTTAGATGCGATGGAGATACACTATTTATCTGAAAGATGTTTAATCGTACAAGGTGCAAACAACTTTATGTTGATGAACTAAGTATTTATATTAAAAGACCGGGGCTTCGGCCTCGGCCTTTTATTTTATTAATTTTATTATATATTATATTATGGCAAAAAAGAAAAAAGTAGAGGTTGAAGAGCCTCAAGTTGAGGAAACTATTATTGTAGCTCCTCCGGTTGTAGAGCAACCAAAAAAAGATAGTTGGGAAATAAAAGACAGAATTTACCTTTTAAAAGGAGATGCAACTCCTTTATCAAGAATAATTAAATCAGCTAATGTATATTGGTTTGATGAAGAAAAAGGTTATGAAAGAGAATTAAAATATTGTGAAAACCAAAGGTCGTGTTTTGTAGATGAAATGAAAGGTGACCAAAGATTATCTCATATTATATTTAGAAACGGAAGTCTTGCGGTTCCTAGAAATAAACAAACTTTACAGAAATTACTTTCTTTATACCACCCACATAAAGACAAGGTATATAGAGAGCACAAACCTGTTGAAGACGCAGAAAGTCACTTAGATTGGTTAGAGTTTGAAGTTGCAGCTATGAACGCGGCTAACGAACTAAGTATTGACATGGCTGAAGCTGTTATGCGTGTAGAAATTGGTTCTAGAGTATCTAAGATGAGTTCTAGTGAACTTAAACGTGATTTACTAATATTTGCAAAGAGAAATCCTAAACTTTTCTTAGATTTAGTTACTGATGATAATGTACAACTTAGAAACATTGGTATTAAAGCTTGTGAAGCAGGTTTAATTAAACTTTCTGGAGATCAAAGAACTTTCACGTGGGGATCTAATGATAGAAAATTAATGTCAGTTCCTTTTGATGAAAATCCTTATTCAGCTTTAGCCGCTTGGTTTAAAACTGATGAAGGTGTTGAGATTTATTCTCAAATTGAAAAAAGATTAAAATAATCTAACTGTAGTGGTAGTCGCCCTACGGGGCGATTACAAACTACAAATTAAAAATAAATTATGGTAAATGTAGATACGGTATATCAAAGAGTTTTAGCTATATGTAAAAAAGAGCAAAGAGGATATGTAACCCCACAAGAGTACAACTTGTTTGCCAATCAAGCTCAAATGTCTATTTTTAATCAATACGTTCATGATATAAAAAACGTTCCATCTGAAATGGGTAACAGTTTTGAATATGCTGATCCTATAGATTTACTACATGAAAAATTAGCACCATTTGCGTTAACATTAGATTCTACTGCTATAACGAATGGGCTTACAACAATTCCAGCTGCAGATTACTTAGGTACTGTACAGTATGTTTCCGCTGGAAAAATAATAGAGGTTGCAGAGATAAAAAAGAATGATTCTATATATATAAACGCGTCACCTTTAGCTGCTCCCGATTCAACAAGACCTGTATACGTTAGAGAAAATAACACCCAAATACAAGTTTTTCCTACAAATTTAACTACAGATCCATCTGAAATAAGATGCAATATATTGAGAGCGCCTACAGCTGACAATGGTTTAGACGCTGTTTGGGGTTACGCTGTCGTTGGTGAAAATGCATTATTTAACGTAAATGATGCTAGAAACTTTATGCTACATGCTTCTGAAGAAAATCTTTTAGTTATGAAAATATTAGAGTTAGCTGGTGTTAATTTACAAGACCCAGGTTTAGCTCAAGCCGCTACACAAGGAGAATTACAAATACTAACACAACAAAAATCATAATAAATGGGACTAATAAATACTACTCAACAAAATTATTATGCTGGCAACGACTTTGGTGGTTATCAATTTACTTCTT